TCATTTCTTACGCACCCACTCAGAAAGATCAGAACGTACATCAACATCACTTTTCTTGTTAACTTCATCTTCTACTTCAAGGCGTGTTATTGCTATTTTTAAAGTTTTCTCTGTTCGTTTGCGCTGTTCAACTTTTTTTCCAAAACGAAAGATCTTAGCTAAAGTCATAAAAAAAGCGGCAAAAGCCGCCATTGTCTTCTTTTTCCACCAAGTCACAGCCGTTGCTCCCAAAAACGTTGAGCAACAAAAGCAACACCGACACAAGCTGCTAAAACCATCATTGCAGCAAAAGCCCACTGAACCGGACCATTACCAGCAAGCAACCCTCCAAGTCCCGAAAAAGATCCAATAATGGGAGCTAACATTTCTACTTTAAAAGCACCTGTTGATTCTTTTGCTTCTACAGCTTGATAATTAGAAGAAACATAAGCACTTGTCGCCCATAGACCAGCCTCAGCAGCACGCCGATGGACTAAGCCTTTTAAACGTTTACCCCCTGCTCTTGTCCATTTTTGTAACTCAGCTGGTACAGCTTCATAATCTCCTTTATTGAGTCTTTTAAGCAAAGTAGAATATTGGAAAGCATTTATACCAACATTATAACAAAAAGAAACAAGAGCCCCAAACTGCTCATCGCTTAAATTGACATCAACCGCTCTTTCTACTGCTGCTTCATATTTCTGCAAATCAGTTAACAATATGGTTTCAGCTTTTTTGTGCGTAATCGTCATACCTTCAATAACATCTGGTTTACCAGCTTTTCCCGTATGACCATAACCAATAGTCCAAACCCCAGATGCATCTTGATAAGCGTTCAATCGCAAACCTTCCCATTTTTTTAAACAGTTTAAACAACCTTTACTTATTCTTCGTGCCATTGTTCTATTCCCATTTCTATAAATAAACTTTAATTAATACAGCTCCATCTCCCCCCGCACCGTTTGATGAAGATGTTGCATCTTTTCCGGGGAAGTATCCACCGCCGCCACCATGGTAACTCTTATCTTTTCCAGAACTCCCATATCCCCCATAACCACCCCACATGCTATGCCCCCCACGCCCGCCAACGCCATTATCACCATTTTGCTCTCCTTTACCCCCTAAGCCACCCCCTGCCCCTCCTCCCGCACCACCATAAATACTGTTTCCCCCAATACCACCATCACCGCCTTTTCCACCAATTCCTTTAGTGCCCCCAGCGTTACCATTACCGCCGTCCCCTCCAACTTTACCGCCACCACCACCACCCCACATACTATTGCCACCACTGCCCCCATAACCACCTTTACCACCAACATCACCTTGGCCGCCATTACCGCCTTTTCCACCATACCAGCCACACCTATATATACCCTCACCCCCAGCACCCCCATTGCCGCCTCTTCCCCCATTCTTTCCACGCCCACCATCACCACCCGAACCGCCATGCCCCCCATTTTTTAAAAAATTATCGCCGCCTCTACCCCCATCACCACCACGCCCACCAGTGCCATTCTTGCCGCCTTCACCGCCTTTTCCACCATCACCACCATTACCACCACCTACAACACCAACACCACCAGTTTTACCACGCCCACCAATACCATCCTGATCCTCTGCATCGGCTCCATCATCACCTTTTGCACCACGAGTATTATTGGAATCTAATCTACCATCACCACCAAAAGCCGTAATAAATTTACCAACTTTTGTATCACCTCCTTTAAGACTATCATTCGTAACCGTTTTTCCTCCTTTGCCGATAGTTACCGTACTGTTGCCAAGAAACTTTTTCTTTGTTCTCACATAAGTACAACAACCACCATTACCACCACAAAGAGTACCATCATTACCAGCATTGCCACCACCCCAAGCCCATATTTCAAGCTCGGTATCTTCAGTGATCTCCTTTGGCCACGCAATTTCTCCACTTTCCTTCATGAAAATTTCAACAGGCTTACTAGTGCCCCCACTACCACTCCCATTACTACTGCCACCATTTGCTTTGATAGAAGCAACCAGATAAGCCGGTGATATCAATGCATCATCTGTTTTGATGCCATCAATCCAGTCTTGCTTTTCAAGAGGATGAATGAGGTCAACTGCTTTTTGTGCATTATCTGCAGTCTCTTGTGCCTTATTGGCAGTGCTTTGTGCAGCTACTGCCGCTTCTTTTGCAATTTTTGCAGTGTTTTGTGCATCTTTAGCTGTGTTTAAAGCACTCTCTGCAGTGCTTTGCGCTTTATCAGCCGTTTCTTTAGCCTCACTTGCCGCATTGACACCGCACTGTGCTGTTGTTTGCGCTTGTTGTGCAGCTTCTTCAATTTGATTAACCTTTGTAATCTGGATACGTTCTTGAGGCGTTAAGATAAGATGTTTTTCTCCCTCTTTCATATGATCCATAGCAAAAACATCCTTTGCTATTTTATCTGGATCATAAACTGACTTTGACATCGCAAGAGGCTTTGATAACGCAAAATGATTGATAGTGCCTTTGAGATCGGCAGGGGATATAGGATAATTGATCTCCTCATCTCCCTTCTTCCACTTTTCTATTGTGGGGCACTCAGAACTTATCCACTGTAGCTTTACTCTTTCTTCTTCAGTCAAAATCTTCTTTGTATCGCCCTCAGTCATATTCTCCATAGAGAAGGCATCTGACCTCACATTGGTAGGATCATAAATAGCAACACTCATATCGCCAATCCCTAAAGGCGATAGTTGTATCCATCCACTACCCGATAAAACTGTATTCTCATTAGGATCACCACTAGTGTTTATATCATTAACTGTAACCGTATCTTTATAAGCAAGCGTTCCAACATCTCTTTTTGCAACAGCTTCATCAGCTTTCTTTCCTTGAGCAGCAGTCGCAAAATAACCCACAGAATAAGCCGCTGCACTTCCCAATGAAGAGGGTGCAACAACTTTATTGTCTAAAATACCTTCTTTAACTTCCTTATTTGTTGCTGGTTCAATTTCAAACTTGTGCGTATGGTAGGGAATAGGCATCGCTTTAAATTCCTTAATTTGTATCTTCTGGATTTGTTAGATTTGAAAGTTTCAAACGCAATTCATCAATGGCTTCTTGCAAAGCTTGAATGCGTTGATCTGTCTCTTTTTTAGCTGTAAAGGCGCTTAAAAGATCACGCTGAATGTCGTCTTTGACCTTATCAATAATCTTATTTAATGGCGCATGAACTAACCTATGACTTGCATAAAAAAGGACACGAATCTGCCCTGTGTCGGCAATCTCATCAATTGCCGATGGATTATTCAGCATCTTAAAAAACCTTATGATTTTATAGCGTAAACAACCGTTGTATTAACAGGGCGTGTTTCTGCTGCACCTGTTGAAGAAATCGTAGCATTGTGTGTATGTGCACCTGCCGAAGCTGTATTCCAATTTTGATCGTAAAGTTTATAAGCAGGATTTCTTTGACCAACATTGCCACCATAGTTCCATTCCATACGTTTATATTTATGCGTATGCGCTCCTGCTGATTGAACGGTGCATGTATGTGTATGTGCTTTCAAACTATCTTGCTGCTTTTGGGCAAATTTTCTACCCTTATCTATACCCCGCCCATCATCAAAACCACGTAAAAACATCCCCCTAAAATCGGGCACCTTAAAAGTGGTATCGCTGTCTGTCCCCCAATGTTCACCTATTGCCTTGAATAACCGAGGATATTTTTTGCGCTCATAACTCGCACCATCACATATAAGCCAACCATTTGGCATTTCTTTCATGGCAAATGTCGCAATAAAACCAGGTGGAAAGATTTCTATCCTGGGAGGTGTTTTGGGAGTTGGGTTTAATAAATACCAGCCATCAAGACTTCTTGTTAATGTACTGTTATTATAGATCAACTCATAAATGCCATCCTTCTGTAGCTCACCGCCTTCTAACGGTATAACACCTGCATCACTCATCTTATAAATAGGCTTTTCACTCAAGCTGTTGACAGTTATTGTTGTCGTACCAACATTTGTGTCGCTTGCCCTAAAACGTATAAAAATATCATTCTTATATTCTGTGATGGGAGAAACTGTGTTCAATGTAATTGATGTCGTTTTTCCTTCACTATTGACGATGAATTTTGCTTTAATTGTCCCACCATTATCTGCAAGATATTCCCGTATACGCTGCATCATAGCACGTGCACTATTATTAACAGAACTGGGCGGCTGGCCTTGTGCCCAATTAATAATATCATCTGAGTGTGCATTTGTATCTGCTGTCAGTGACCAATCATAAATATCAGACATTATAAACTCCTGTCCTTGTTAAGAACTCTTTACGTAATTGATCTCCTCTTTGCCGACCATTTAAATGAACAGGCTTTCGCCTTGAAGGGTCAATCAATGGCGTTAAATCTGCAGGGCCTGCCCCTACTTTTGAAAACACAGGCTGCTGCATCATTTGATTTTGTGCCATCTGTATTTGTTGATCATAATTTTGTGCATTCTCTTTGATTAATTGCGTCAAATTCATCACGCCTTTTTTCAGAAAATCACCATGAGCAACACTTTCAGAAGGCCTCACCATATTCTGTGCAATCAATTCATCACCCTGCATTGCATTTTGAAGCCTTTGCATGCCACGTGGTGGAACCACTTCATTCGGCATTGCATTTCTATAACCTTGCTCAGGCTGGGTTGTTTTATTGTACAGCTGATAAACATGATTCATAAAATCACCTGCTGTTGCACCAGGGCGCCCACCATTAAGGGCTACTGCCTGTGGGTTTAACAGTTGGCTTGCTGGTGCATCGGGGTTCTTAATAAGCCTTGCTGCCCCGGCTGGCCCTTGTTGATGTGCTAAGTAAAGTTCAGCTTCTGAAGGGGGTCTTCCCAAAGCTGTTTGCAAATAACGAATATTGTCTTTGGTTAACCGTGCCATCGCATCAATCGATTGCAATGGATCAAACTTGTTATCCAGCTTATATTGGCGTGCTGTTGAATCTAAGAATTGATAAAGCCCCCCTGCACTACTGTTCTTATTTCTTGCATTGGGATCCCCACCACTTTCTATCATCGCAACCCGCTTAAGAAAGCTTTCGGGTAAATCATACCTTTGTGCCGCTTGTGAGATAGCACTCTTAACATGAGGATGAAAATTAATCATTACTCTTTAAGCCTTCTAATATGGCTTCCAACCGATAGAACACCAAGTAAATTGATAAACTTTACAAGTTCTTCTTGTGTTATTAAGCGTTTCTGTTCTGCTTCACGAAACTTGTTAATTAACTCAACAGATTTTTGTCTCGATAACCTAACATCCCCACGTTCATGGGCTGTTATCAGTTCTGCAATATCTCTCTCGACATTTCTATCGATTGATGACACTCCACGCTTTACTGACCCTGTAAAAAAATTCATTATTGTAGTACGAAGGCTAGACTTACTTACATTATCAAGTGCTTGTCCTGCCTTTGATCCGAGCTCACCCTCGTGCCTTGGAAGGCGCGCAAATAACTCTGATCTCTCAGCCTCTGGCTGTAAAGCCTTCACCATTTGGTTTGCTTTATCCTTACCATAAATCAGCTGTAATTTTTCTTGTCCACCTTGCGTCTTAAACAAATTGGAAAGACTATTCTCAGGGCTTTGTACATTAGATGCTATATGTTCTATCTGTGAACGTGCACCCTTTCTAAATGCATCAAGTTCTTTGGATTCCATGCCTGAAAGCTGATTTTTGATCATATCAAGCGTCACATTCTTATCAAACACTTTTTCACCTTGAAATAAAGCGTCACCAAGAGTGCGTTCGTCATGGTAAAATTTGCGCGCCTGGGTATAATGTGGAGATGATGTATCTAAAACACGAAGCAAACGTTCCTTCACATTCATCAAATCTGCAGCATGTGTTTGATTGTCTTCTCTGAAAGCTAATTTAATCTGATTATCTATATCGCCCTTTATTCTGTGCAAAATCCGCATGCTCAGCTCTGGGTTTTTATCATTTGCCATAACTGTTTCATCTGCCACATTCAACAAGCCCGCAATTGCTTTTTTACGTGCTTCATTGAATGCAGGACTTTTTTCTAAATTTTGTAAATCTTTCATAACAGATTCTGCAATGGGTGTAGTAAATGCCTTTTCATAGAGCGGTTCAGCCTCTCTTTTTGCGGTGTTAATAATGTCTTGCTTTAAATCAAGTGTATTAACTTTCTCACCGAGTGTCTCATTCAGCCTTTCTCTTACACGTTGAACACTCTCAGCTTGCCTAGCTCCTAAACGATTACTCATTATTGAATGTGTAGGATAGTCTTTTTTTGCCTCTCTTAAAGCCCGTGCAGCAAGCTGATCACTTAAATCAATGATCATTGAATCAGGACCTTTCCACTTTAAAGCCTTGTCAAGATCATGAATACCTGCACTGTCTAAAGCACGACTTATCTCTTTAAGCGCTTTGTTGCTTATTTGAACTTCACCTGGTTGACTTCCACGAACCCATTTTGGAAGCGTGTTTTTGACAAAAGAAGTCGTTGCACTAGCTGGTTTTGTAACAAGAGGTGCTGCTGCTGATAAAGCAAAAGGTGTAAGACCACCAAATGCCCCACCAAATCCAGTAGTTACTATAGTATTCCCCCAACCTTCCCCTTCACCACTTCCTGCTATAGCTCCATAGATTCCACCTATTTTTGCAGCGCGTATCGTATTAAACTTTGCTACGGCTTTCTTTGCAGCTGCTTCCCCTGAAAGTTTTGCCTCTGCCTGTGTAGCACCTTGCGCTAATGCAGAATGAAATGCTTTTGCCTCTGCTCTACTTACATAATCTGCAGCTGCTCCTGAAGTTCTTGTGGCTGCCTTATTTACAGTACTTGCTACTGCCTTACTTCCAGCTTTTGCAGCTGTAGGAGCAGCACGTATAGCTGTAGGAGCAGCGCGCATAGCAGCAGGAGCACCACGTATAGCAGCAGCTATACCTCGTCCAATAGCAGGAGCAGCACGTCCAGCAGCAAGTGCACCACGCGCAACAGCAGCACCACCTGCTGCAACGGGGCCTGCAACTATTGCAGGAACTAGGGCTGCCACACCACCAGCTAAATTACCGGCGAAATAAGCATAAGGATGCTCTTTTGCCAACAATTTTTGATAGTCACGCCGTCTCTTCACACCGTCGTCATACGTTTCTTTCCCAACAACTGCTGATGCTCTTGCTCCTATTTCATCATCATAGCCTAAAGTCAATCCGTGAATTGCCCCCCATCCCAAAGCACCCATAGTACTCGTTTTAGGACTATCTTCTTGGGTCGTTGTCCTATTATTGCTTGCAATGGAATCATTTTGCCTTGCTTTAGCAAGCAATTCTTTATTCCTTGAGAAAATCTCTCGAAGCTGTTCTGGGGTAAAGTCATCTACATACCCAATAAATTTTGCATTTTTAAAAGGATCATTTCTTAACTCAGCCATTGGTTTGTATCTCCCAAATGCCCTTATTATTCTTATCAACGAATGCATAACCTTCTGGTAACGCTTCTATCGGTTCCTCCAATTGACCACCTGATTGTGTCTTATCTTCATTTTTGTGGGCCTCCAGTCCGTATGCTTCTCGAACAAGTTCAACTGTTATTTCTCCTTCACCAAAAAGAAGCATGCGCGTTGCATTATTGGCTTTACGGTAAGTGTCGATAATTGTTTGGAGAGATTCTTTCATTTGCTTAGCTGAGAGGTCTTGATCTAAAGCAGCTATAGAGTTCTGCAGCGCTTTAAATTCAACATTAGATAAGTTCCCAAAGCCCGATGCTCCATTTGGCGCAAGCCTTTTCATTTTTTTCAATGTATCAATTGCAATGTTGGACTTAACAGTTTCAAGCATATGCCCAAATTGAGCAGCATCTGTTCCTGGTATGAACGATTCCCAATAACCAAGCATGCCAACAGTGTTCGGACTTTTCTCAATTGTTTGCTTTAATTCTTCTACCATTCCAACGAATTGTTCTGCTTTATATTCTGACTCTACAAGCTCTATTTTTCTTTTTTCCTCGTCTGATTTTAACTTACGATCTGCAGCGCCTCCTGGAATAGGTTCAGCACGTATGCCATTTTCATCCTGGACATACATATATCCAGACTCAGGCTTTGAAAGCGCGTTGTTAAAATCTAATCCAGATCCATCTGTCCTTTGTGTTCCCTTGAGAGGTTCAATCTTTCCTGTCTGTGTTGAGACTTGGAAAGCCATATCATTAGGCAAACCTTGCGCTGCCTTTTCTTCTGGCGTGAGTATTCTATAACCCTCCTGAAGGCCAACAGGGCTTAGCGTATCATTCATGATTTTCATAGCAAGATCAGGATTTTGTGCAATTGCTTGTGCCTCTTGATCACTATATCCTTTTGATTGTAAAACGTTCAAAACTTGCTGACGTTGAGCTCGCTCACTATTGCCCTGGCGCAACTGAAGTGCTGCATTCGAAAAACTCTCTTGAGGTGTCTGTCCTGAAGCAAGACCGGCAAAAGAATCCATTAAACGCTCTGAAAATTCCGAATTCTTAAAGCGATCCCATAAACCGCCCGCACTATATTTATCTTGAGCTCCCACATGGCCATTACCCCCAGCTAATCTTTGGAAAAAATCGTCTGCTTCACCATTGGCAAGCTGCTTTGGCTGACCTTGTGAATTAATAAAGTTCTCAGGTGCATTTAAAGATTCTTGTTCTTGCTCTGACTTATCATTTGTCTGTAAAGCCCCCTCCTCACTCAAAGGCGCATTCGTCTGCAATTGCTCTGGAGCTGATCTTCTATTGAGCTCAGCAATATAATTCATTGCATCTTTTTGCTGCTGCTCTGCTTCATTTTGTGAAGGCATATCAATAGGAGAAACAAATTCAGATTGGGGCGCCAACGACAAAGCATTTTCTAAAGAATTGCCCTGATAGGATTGGGGTATATTGTTTGTTTTGATTGAATAATCTGACAAAGGGGGCATCTGACCTTTTAAATCCGCAACAGATACAATTAAATCTTTAAGCCCTTTTTTGCTCGTTTCTTCAGGCTCCTTATAATAGCCTCGAATAAGATCTGGAAAATCAATTTTTTTAGGCCATACATTCTTATCGAGTAGATGGATAGGAACGGATAAGCTGTAGCGGACAAGATCTCGAAATGGCATACGACGGGCTAAAGACATCATCCCTTTATTATTGCGGCCATCTTCTTGATCAAAAGATGGATCTAACGCATCAAACCTAGACATCAGGCAATCCTTTCCATATTAAAACCAAGCTTGCTATAATCAACATGTAAAAGGCCGGTGATATCATTTAAGAAAACAGCCTCAGGGTTTGTTGTAAGAACATCTTGTGCCATCACCCCTCGATAGCGCTTAGAGCAACCTTTGTAGTTATAGTCATAGAGTTTGTGTCCATTCCTATACCCAACTTTAACAATGTTTTCCTTCGCTCTTCGATCACTTAATCCTGTAAATCCACCAATAATGCCCCCAACACTTCCAGCAGTTGCCCATGGATTATTTGGAACAACCGTTGTCATTTGCCCCGTTTGTGTACCGTAATTGCCAGAAACTGCATTTCCTGCGGCAAGTAACTTACTTAACTGATCCCATTCAAGATTATTCTGTTGCTCCCATTTTTCTCGCTCTGCATCCAGTTTCTGCTGATTATTGGCATCAATCAAACTTCCCCCCGCAAGCGCATTCATATTTGCCTGACTTTGACCTTGGAAGAAATTTGAAGCCCCCGCAAGCTGGTTGTGGTTTGCCTGGTCAATCAAACTATTGGCAGCCATCATATTGTTGACATCTTGGTTATATTGCTGTGACATCGCTTGGGTTGCTATACCCCCCAATTCATTGGCAAGAACGCCCGTATGCGCCCCTGAACCATAACGACCAGCTCCTGACATTGAACTGTTAATAGAATTGGCCGTATTATTTAATGTGTTTTGAAGGGCTTCATTAAAATAAGGGTTGTTACCTATTTGCGCCCCAGAAGCCATGGTGTTTAAATTCTGACTTGATGAATTGGGGCCTGTAGCAAGCCCATTTAAATAGCTGTTATTATAGTTTTGAGCTGTGTTATTAAGCCCTGTGATCGCACCTAATGTTTGATCACTCAAATCGGTAACACGATCCCCCTCATAAACCCCCTTTCCACTACCATTGTTGTAAAGATTCATCGCCTCATTAGCACCAAGCTCAAAAATACCTTGTGCCCATGCAGGGGGGGCATTTGTCTGTGTCGTGTTTTGTGTAACCTTTGGTTTTTTATTTTTTCCCATGTTAAAGCTGCTTTCTATATTCTAAAAGATTAACGCAGTAGCCATGCGCTTTGAGAGATCTCTCCCATCCACGCCGACCTATGATGATAAGCTCGTCTGCCCCTTGTTTTTTGTAATAATCTTCAATGTAAGGAATAATCTGGCTCAAATGCTCTCCACCTTTTCCACCAAGCGTAACAATGAGAGCACGCTTTACCCCTGTAACAAGGTGGTCCAATTGCGTGGTGACATGAGCCATAAAATTGTCATGCCCATCAACGACAATCCAAAGAAGCTTTTCCCCCTTTAAAATATCGCTCAAAAGCGTCTCAAGATCATAATCATCAGGGAACTTATCAATAAAATAAGCAATTGACCCTACGATATCATGCCAATAGGGTGCTATTTGCTGAGCACTCCAGTGTTGTGTGTTATAAATTTTCAAATTCATCTGATACCTGCAGGTTTGAGCGTTACTTCAAAACCTGTTATATGTGTCCACACTGTGCCTTCTGGAATCCTAAGACGCAACGCATGATAACGTGCCCGTGAGCGAATATTATACATCCCATGATTATAACCTGCACAACGCTCGTCTGCCCAATGGAACCTATTATTATCATCCAAGATAAAAGCAGCCCCAACGCTTAATAAACCCTCTGTCGTGTCCGCTTGAACAAAAGCCTCGCTCATCAAGTTTATCTGTCTTGTCGTATTACCAATCGTTTGTGATGCAATCACCGCTTCCATCGGCGGGCCAGCAAAAAGCCCAAATCTATTGTCTTGAGTAAACGCCCCCAATACCGGAGCACCATTTTGCCATATCTTACTATCAAGAGAAGCGGGTAAATCTATCAAGTGCTTAGAGACTTCATCTAAACCCTCTAAAGTATAACCCATTGCAAATAAGGGAAATAAGAAAAGATTATGCCCCCTGATCACGCTCCATGTCTGCAAAATCCAATCATAAACATAAATATGTATTCCAGTGATATCATCATTGATCGAAAAGTACACCCGTGAATAAACCGGATCAATGCACGCTTTCATATCATCAATAGAAAAGTTATGATAAAGTGTAAAAACCGTTTTATCGACCTTACCAAAACCAATAGGCAGCATCTCCCCTTCATTATTGATCTGGTAAAAACCATCATCAGCAACAAAAAAAGTATGTTCCCCACGGCTTGCAATGGCTGTGCTGCTTTTTGCTCCTATTTTATCCTTTATTTTTGTAAAACTAAATATAATGCTCGACCCAGGTACAAATGTAGCATGGTAAATAGAAGATCGCATAAAGATAAATGGGTTGGTTGCTTGTGTTGACCCTTGAACATATTCACCATCTGGAAAATCTTGATAATCACAGCTTTTTTTCCCAACAGTCCAAAATTGTGCATCATTTAACCCTGACCAATACACACGGTTTGGATGATCTGTAAGCTTCATCAAACAAACAAAATCACCCCAAACACGCACAATACCAGCCCGTGGAGGCTCACCCCCTAAATCATCAAACCTCTCATCTTTCTTTAAAGAAAGCATCTGTGGTGCATCGTTGCTATTAACAGCAATAATATAATCCCCAAAAGAAGCAAAAGACCAAGGGGCTGTCTCATTAGCATGATAGCGCACATCAGGTTTGCTAATATCTTTCCACCCACGCGTACCATTATCAAATGCGTAAAGTTTGGTTGGTGAGCCCACAATAATGCGCACACCATCTGATGAACGTACAGCATAAACACCTAAAATCTCATCGGGAAACGGTTGTGAGATAGGTGCAACTGTTGGAACAGGAATATAAGCATGAGAGGCAGGTAAAACATTCACAATTTCATTCGAATAGCCACTGTTTATAAATGCAGTGTCGGGTCTAAATTCAGCAATGGGAACAAAAGTCATCAGAAATCCGTGTGTTGAATCTGTGCAAAGTTTTTACGCCGTGAAGTCTCAATTTGAAGTACACTCAATTGCTCTTGAAACATCGCAAGAGCTGTTGTTGCCATCTGTGGTTCTTTGATAATGTTGGCATATAACTCATATTTTGCACGGGTTTTAATGAGCTCATAAGCTTCCAAAAACCATACACAGGCTTGCCTTGCATTCTCAATGGTTTTAACTCGTATAGGGTCAAGAATAAGCCTGATGGAATAAACATCATCGGGTGTTGGATAGAAAACAAGCTTTTGTGCAAAATAAGCATAACGTGTGGGCAAGCCATGAGCAGCCTCATCAAGCCCTTCAATCTCCATCGGATCTACCCGTAAAAGCTTTGACTTGCTATGATTATTTCCATCAATATAAGCATCAATAATCTGAATAGCCCCGCTAATTGAAGGATGAGCCTCATCTCCATAGCGGTTTTTGCCTTGCAATGTGGTTAAAAAAACCTCACGGCTTTCATTAAAATAAAAGGGAAACCGCTCACAAAAGCGAATGGCCGAAAATATCGCATTTTGTATCTGATCAACATATTCATTGGTTTGATCATCAATCTCATCTTGAATATCACCCACCATCTGAACAAAATTGTGATCATGAGGAATAATCTCCCCTTTTATCTCAATGGGGCCACCTGTTTGAAGCGTAATAGCCATGCGTATTATCCCAACATTTAAAAAGGAGGGGACGTAAGGAACAAACGCCCCCTTCTTTTAACGATTTGTGTAAAATTCAACAATGATCTCAGCATCTCCTTTAGAGCTTTTCTTGTCTCGTGTAACATAAATCGTATTTTCAAACTGAAGGGGAATGCTGCGTGCTTTTAAAGGCAATTCAAGCTCTTTTACGCCCTCTTCCCCAAGTACTTGAGTCCCATAATCACTGCCCCCTGGCTTTTTGCCAATTGTTGCAGTAGCTCCTTCAAAATCTGTCAGTGTATAAACAGTAATGCTTTTAATAAAAGCACCCCGCGGTAAAACACCAACCGATGTGGTAAGCCCAGTGTCGCTTGCTTGAATACGCGAGCGAAAAAAGCTTACCTGTTGTGTATGAATATCACGCCCCTGTAAAACAGGTGGCATACCTTCATCCGTTGTTTCTACAACATCAACGAATGTCTGTGTGATAGAACGTTGTTTTGTCATAATTAAATCCTACTCATTTCATTGATGTTTATACGTTATCTTCAGCAAAAGATGGGATGACAATGGTCCCAAAGTCTTGTGCCCCTTGATCAGAATAGGGTAAAGTGTAGCGTGACTTTTTTATGCCAATAATGGTTTTGGCAGCCACACCAAATCTACGCTCATAATCAAATAGCTCTTCCACCAATTTATAGCGCGTTGCTCCACTGCCTTTATTACTACGCCCATAAGCCATGATGATACTTTGTGCACCAAGTAAAACAGCACGTCGAACAGATAAAACAGGCTCTTTAGTCTTTGAATCAACACCATTGGGCACATGTTCAGCTTCACGCAAAACAACACCATTATACACCCCTAATGACCCATCAAAAATGGGGTTTTTAGTGCGGCTTCCATTATAAACTGCCTTGGTAATATCAAGCCACTGACCTTCATCTGTATTGGTGCGCAACTGGGTCACCTGTGTTGGGTGAAGATACATCACATAGAAACTGCCTCCATTAACACGCACCGGTCTAATCTTAGGGTTAGCCAGTTTTGCACGTTGCACAGCTTGGTCAATCAATTTAAGATTAAATACATCTTCTTTTGTAAGCGTCTCATCCGTTTTTTTCTGACCTGGGCGAACAACACGCTTACTACTTGGCTCTAAGGGGGCATTAAAACCATAATGCACAGGCTTAAGTGTTATGGTATGTCCTTCAAACCTCATCCATGGCGCTGTATAGCCTGTAGCTTGAATAAAGAACATCATGCTTAAACGGTCTGCATACCAATCAACAAGTCCATCCTTTGCTTCCTTACGTAAGTTAAACAAGACACGTTGCTGATCAATCGACCCTTCATTTGGAACACGTACAGCGTGAGAAAGCTCATTAACGAGGATTTTATCGCTCATAAACTGGAGTGCTTCTTCATTGCCTTCTAGCGTTTGACCTTCGCTAACACCGTCACCCATAAGTTGGGCCCGTAATCCCATGGTAATTGAATCACCGGCTGATTTTCCTAATTCATCCTTCACTTGGATGACACTATTTTTGTCTTTCCCCATAAGCGGTGCAATAGACAACGCTTTTGAAGTCTCTATACTGAGCACCTTAGCCCAAGTACTAACCACCATTGGGTCATTGATACTTATCTGTGTTGTTGCCATTTTTTTAAATGCCTTTCTTCATCTTGGTTAAAAAAATTGCCGCACTTTTGCGGCATAACCAAGCAACATCACTTGGTTATCTCTCATGAGCTAAAGGGCATGTCTTTCATGCCATGCTCATAACTTGTTCCCACTTTTCAGGATTTTTCTCATACCAGGCTGCAAATTCAACTTCTGACATGGAAGAAAGCGTTCTTGCATCAACACCCCCAGTTGGCGCTTGCCCCCCACGCGCTGTCAATGTACGCGCTGCTGTCGTGCGCTCTTGAAGCGCACTAACATCATCTCTCATCTGTGGGCCAGGGTATCCAAACGCCTTTGCTTTTTGCACAAGTACCTCCACAGGGTTAACACCTGCCCTTTGAGATTGCTTACATATATCGCGCAATTGAATGCCGATTTGTTCTTGCCTTACTGCAGGATCGTTAAGCTGCGGATACAGATTGGCATCTGCTTTAAAAGAATTGTCTGCATATTCATAAAGATAATCCATAATATGATCTAAGTCGGGGTATTTATCTTGAACCTGTTCCTTTGCTGTTTCAAAATAATCCCCTAATTGCTGACGCTCATAGTACTCTTGATTAATGAGCTCTTGTTGCTTCCTTATGGACGAAAACTCATGAAGCAATCTTTGCTGTTCTTGCACCTTCTGACCAATCCATGCCATATACGCCTTGGGATCATTTTCTAAAGTAGGAACATTTTCATCATAACGGCGCGTAATTTCTTGTTGCATAGCGGCATATTTTTGTGCCATCTCTAGTGCAAGCTCACGAGCCTCAGCAGCATCTTGCTCCGCTTTTTGACGCGCTTGGCGCTCTTGCTCTATAACACCATAACTGGCTTGCTCAGATTCTTGCTTACCAGCAGCATCATTTAACTGCGCTTGAGCCACCTCTTCTATTGGCTGTTCTGAGCCCTCACTTGTATCACAAGCTTCAACATCTTGCTCAAACTCATCATCAGCCACGTTTTCAATAGCATCATCATTTGCACATTGCTCATCATAAATGGCTTGTTCTTCGGGGGTTAATTTTTCTTCCATTTTTAGTTCCTTTTCGTTTAAGTTAAATTTTGCCTCTGATGGTTGCTGCTCGATAATTTTCAAGCTCTATTTGTAATGCCCTGATCTGCATCTCTCGCTCAGTTATCTCATTTCTTGCCCTTTGCTGTTCAAGCTGCATGCGCGCTTGTTCTTGTTTCAAAAAAAGCTCAATATTCTTCTGCTGCAGTGCTACTTGTTTGTTTTGGGCATCCAGCTGATTGAGCACACCTTTTGCCTGAGTTTCCTGTTGAATGGCTGAAACCTTTGCTTGCTGCTCTGGGCTTAATTGCGGCCCTTGGTTTTGCATCATCATCTGCTGTTGTTGCTGTTGCATTTGCGCTTGCTGTGCTTTGGCCGTCAAACTGGCTACAAGGGTTGCTGGCAATGGCGAAAGTTTTAAAAGATCGGGGATCATATCTGGCGTTAAGAAATTACCAAGCAATGGCAACATCTGAGTAATGGCTGCAAATGTTCTTTCCTTTTCATTCGGGCTGGTTGGAGAATCATCAACGATAATGTCATACTCAAGGGTGGTGATAACCTCACGCGTTAAGGGCACATACTGAGCCTTTTCTGGTCCAGAAATACGTACCAAACGACCATCTGAAAGATAATTTTGAATTAGATAAAGAATGATCTTTCCTTGTCGGCACCGATACAGCTTTAAATTATCAAAAAAACCTGCAAGCAAATTAAGCGTTGATTGGCGGCGTGTATTTTCCAACACATTCGCCTGATTAACCTCCCTTGTTCCTATAAACTCAGCAGATAAACCTGTAGCACGTGTAATCGCCTCACGTGACTCATTAAACAGCTGAAAGAAACCATTGGGAAATTCTGCACGTGGCTTGGTCTGTATTTTTCCACTCGTCAAAGCACCACTTTTAAGCCATGTAATCGTATCAGCCCTTGCCCAGCTCTCTATGGCTTGGCGATCATCATCAAAAGCATCCCGTTCAGCCATAATCCCGCCTTTGGCCTGGCTATTGAGAATATACATCACTTGACTAAAATATTTATTCGACCATCTTTGTGGGTCTTTCGCCGGTCGCACAATGCCATAAAACTGGTTTTTAAGCTTATCCAATGTGCCTGTAATGCACTCCCACCCAAGCTGCCCATCAGGCGCTAATGGTTTGTCAGGCTTGACTAAAAGACGACGCCCTAAAAAAGCACGCTTAACCACCTTTTTATGAAAGCTCGCTCCTTGGATTTGCGGCACAAGCATTTGCAACTGCTCAAACTCTTGGGCACTATAATCACGCATCTGCCCCGTTTTAAGATCTTCTGCTTTGTAATAGGTCTCATCTTCAAACCAACGACATTCAACAAGCGTGACATACCGTTTTCTTGAATCAGTATCTGATAAAAACGCTCCATCACCTTGATCACTATAAGCATGAAGGGAAACATGATAATTTTCAAGATCGGTTGTATTATCGATAGCAAAATCAGCATTCAGATCTTCACAAGCCACATTGGGAAACAAGCTTTTAGCATCCTCGATTGCTTTGCGATCAACATACCACATGCGCTGTGCATCAGCCAGATTAGGCCTTACAGCATTAACATCCCACACCATTTTAAGTGGATCCAAGCGCCTTACTGTGGGCTTGCCTTCAGGGTTTGTTTCATAATCAAGTCGTGTATCTGTCCACCCCATGCCGCAAATGACCATATCTTGAAAGGCGTCTGAATCGGCATATTCAGCTTCAGCTTCATCACGAAACCATTCTGCTGCCCCGGTGAGCAATTCATTGGATATGGCTGCACCAACTTGTCTTGGTTGAAACTGTACTTCCCGTTTATTGTTACGTTCTGCTCCAACAATGGCATTGACCAAAGGAGCAATATGATTAAACGTCATCACGGGGCGCCGCTGTTGTTTTAAAACAGCTAAATCCTCTTCTGCCCACTGACGTCCATTATAAAAGTCAAAGTCTTCACGCGCTTGTTCACGCCATTCATTGACATGCTCAATATCTTCTGCATACCAAGACTTAAGGCGTCTATAAAGCGCATCATCATCAAGATTTGCCGTTTTTTGTACATCGTGTTCTAAAATGCCATCCATGATGCCGTTTCTCTTTCTACCGCGCTATAACGCTCTGGCTTTGATGGAATACGTGGGGCTTCATAAACAGTGCACATCAAACCAAAGGCATCGGCTCCATGACTTGCCCAGTCATGTTCAGCCCCCAAACCAATGGCGCGCTTTTCATCCCATTTTTCGTGATACCAATTTAAGGCTTTACGGCCAGCAACCGTCTTTTCTTCATGAAACCAAACACAAGGCAAAATACGACGCACCGCTTCAATACGCATCTTAACAGCCCCTGCCCCTTGATTGGGCACAACCTGTGTTTCAAAACCAGCTTCATTTAAAGCACTCTCAAAACTCACATTATAAACACGGTCTCTTGTTGCACCATCATGAGGAAGCACCATCAGTGCCTTGTCATAACCATTGCAACGCAACCACCCTATATGCTCAGATAAAGGCTGGCCTTGCGCTTCATAATAATCAAGAACCCTAATCTCCCTGCCCACAAACTGTGCAATCCAGATAGCTGTCGCATCGGCTTTTGCTCCCGTGCCCCCAATATCCCAAAAAGCACGAATGGGCATTAAAGGATCACGTGCAACATGCCCTATTCGTCCCTCTTGCTCTGCTGCTAACATTTCCTTTTGGAAATAAGCCCCTTGCACAGCTTTAAGATAATCCCCCTCCCAAACATGCTTATAACTCTCAGGACGGTTTTGAAGATCATCAAGACGTACTCTTTGTAGCTTTTGGGGAAATAACGGATTATCAGACCAGTTAACTTCTACCCCTTTGATATTTTTGTCCTTTGTAAAACGAAAGCGTCTTTCAACAGGTGCATTCTCACGTAATGGATTCCACGTCACCCAAAGCTCTGCACGCCAGCCATCTCCTTCTTCTCGCAATGTCGGTATCAGTGTTTGCCAAGCTGTTTCAGTCACAGGTTCAGCTTCATCAACCCAACAAAGCAAAATACGCCCCATCGACTTAATGCTGGCAATATTACGATCAAGCCCTGAAAACTGAAAGGAAATACGTCCATCTTTCGACTTAATGGACGACTCTCCAACACAGTAATAATCCTTTAAAAAATCATAAGTCTCAATCGCTCGTTTAATCTCTTGCAACGAGCTCTCAGCAAGCGAATTTTGAAACTGGCGAGCACAAAGGATAATCCCAGATATCCCACCCATACCATATTCATAGCCCTTTAAGGCGGCCATTAAAGCAAAAGAGCGTGTCTTTCCTGATCCTCGCCCTCCCCATGCAGCACGCACATCAGCATTTCCTTGAAACAACGGGATTAACTTCTCGATGATCACAACTTGAGCTGTCGCCATCTTAATCACCCTTAAACTGCATCCTTGTCCTGTCTCATTTGCCCTTATGTCATTTGTCCTTGGCCACAGGTGCTACAATCTCAACACGTGTAATCATCTTGATAGCTTCATCATTTTCCCCTGTAACCTGCAAAGGCAAGATCTTCCCCAATAGGGCTAAATAAGAAGCTGGGCACTTTAAAGCCTGGCGTTCAAGATAAGAGATCAAACCCTCATTGCCGTATTTGTTTCCAGCCTGCTCGGCTGCTTTAATCACAGCCTCTTTTAGAATGCGCGTTGTCTTATTGGGAACACCTTTCACACGCCCTGCTCCTGCATTAGGCGGTGTCCCCTTTACACACTTTGCTGATCCAGATGCCATCGGGATTCCTTCTAAAAGGTCAGACACAAAAAAGACCTCACTCTCGGGAGGAAGAGAGGAGGTCAATTAATGTCAATAAATAAAAATGAATAAACTTGATTGCTTTAATAAAAAACCCCGCTTTTGCAGGGCTTTTAACAGTATAGCAAAAAATAAAAATTGTACTGTAGCTCTAATTTTGGACACACTAAAACTAGTGCCGTGATGTCATCAAATACCATTTTCACCCCCATGTCAACTAAAAAATCACAATCTGGTGTATTTTTTATCTTAATCAACCTAAATCTGGTATTTGTTAAGTGTAAATGTTCACAATTGCATTACCTCAACGAATCGATTACAGAGCTCGTAATTATTAAAAATCAGGAGGGGATGATGTGCTTTTTCTTATCTGTTAAAAGAACTGCCTTACTAGGTATATTGATTGGTGGGCTTGTTCTTGCTAGTTGTGAACGAGAAGCAAGAATAGGCGAGAATTATATTCCAAACGACCTAGATGATGCTCTTGATATGTTCGATGTTGGTCCGCAAAATTTGGATGATCTTCCAGATGAAGTACTTGAGCAGTTTGATACTAATCGGCGTGACTTGTGTCAAACATTAAAACAGCAACGTAAACAATATTATGGTTATGATAAATATGAGAATCTTAACTGTAATCAATATAATTAATTATGTAAGGAATGTTGATAATTTAGCTAAAACTTCGTTCATAATCATGACAGGAACTTTTTCTAGTTTTTTTCCCTTGCGTGCTCCTATATCAAGAGCACGCGGTTGATCACAGCGTATCACACCTGTTGTATGCAATCCAACTCCCATCAATGAAACAACAAAACCCGCTGTTCTAGCAAAACTTCCTCCACTTGTAATAGGTAAGACAACTGGTGTTTTAGTCACACTATTAAACGCCTCTGGTGATACAATAAGCACTGGACGCGTCCCTTTTTGCTCATATCCTGAACTTGGATCAAGCGATACTAACCAAATTTCTCCCCGATTCATTATAAGAGCTCTCTACCAACAGGTTCAGCATCAAGCCATTTCGTTTCTTCATCATTAAAGTCAGCCAAAGGATCACATTGAGCTAACAATTCGTCAAGAGTATAACTAGGAGATACCTGAGGCTCTACAATTAAACACCCATTATCAATAGTCAAACCAACTTCAGTATTTTCAACAAGGTGTAAAACATCAAGTAATGCAGGCGGTATAGAGAGCATAACTGACCCTCCAACTTTACGCAGTTTCGTTGTGTGCATAGAATTTCCCTTCAAAGTATTATATAAAAATATAACATTCTAAAATCTATTATTCAACGGTTTTTAACGCTTTTGCGAGAAGTATTTATGAAGAGCATTCAGAGCCATGCGTAGAGAATTGACGAGATGTTCCAGTGGCTGGTCTTCAATAACCAGATACTGCAAGGCAGCATGAAGATTATATTGACGATATAACTCTTGTGTTTCTCTGATAACCTCTTGCATAGCTTCATAGCGATCAGTTGTTATCTCAACCCACTTCTCAAGACTGTTTTGATCGTGACTAGGATCTACATCGTCATGGACTGCCCCCGGCAATCCTTTCGCACACGAATAATTATTTCGCACCTGAATATACTGTTGTGACGCATCATACTGATCTTGATTAATCTTTTTTTCCAATAAGTATAACCGCCCTATATAAGTGCCCATAAGCGGGTTTTTTGCCTCTTGAACACTCACCCCATAACGTTTGGCACGCATTTCAAGAGTTAATTGATCAACAGGCTCACGAGGCTTTTTTGCACGCGAAATACGTCCATTGGGTTCTCTTCTTTGACCGACTACTCTAGGTCTTCCCCGTTTCTTGCGTTTCTTCATGATAAGTCTCCTGATTAAAACGGGATTTTGTCATTCAAAGTCGTTTCTAAATACTGTTGTTGCCTACTATTCTCCCATGCCATTGTTTGCTCTTGAACGGCCATATCAACATTATCTTTTTGAACATTATTAAGGATCTTCAGTTCACCTTTATATTGGGATAAGACAATTTCTGTTGTGTAATGTGTTTGCCCGCTTTTATCTTGCCATTTACGCGTTTGTAATTGACCTTCAACATAAACCTTGGAACCTTTGTTGAGATATTGCAGTGCAACCTTTGCAAGATTTGGATTAAAAACAACAACAGAATGCCATTCTGTTTTTTCTACTTTTTGCCCCGTTGCTTTGTCTAAATACTTTTGAGATGTGCTTATACGAAAATTCGCCACTTCTACTCCAGATGGCATTATTCTGCTTTCTGGATTGGCACCCAGATAGCCGAGTAAAATTACTTTATTAATCATGTTTTTATATCTTTTCTAAGGAAAATAATTGAAATAAAATGAGGATATGAAAAGCTATTTTTTATATTTTACAATACTATAAAACAATATTCTACAGTAATTAATACAGATAAATAAAATAAATAACTGAAAATAAACAATTTATATCATTTCAAAATATCTAAATGTTTTTCTCATCATATACTTCTAAATATACTTCTAACTAACTGCTAACACTCATAAAATAGTTTCTGTTAATAGGAAAATGTGCTGTCATTGGAACAAAAGATTGTGTTTGACATTATCTTTTAATCTTTTATGTTGCGTAAAAGCTACATATGTTTATTATTAAGAAAACCCTGCATTTTACCAAGTGGTTAAATTCCTAAAAAGACAGACAAGCACAAAAGAAAATTGCTGCACGTATTTTGCGTCTTGAATATGGTCTTTTTGGTGATGTTAAATATTTTCAAGGTATTGGAGAATTAAAAATAAATTATGGTCCTGGTTATCGAGTTTATTTTATAAAACAAGGGCAAGAAATTATTTTACTCCTTAATGGTGGTGATAAATCTACCCAACAAAAAGATATTGAAAAAGCCCTGCAAATAGTAAAAGAGGTCAATGATGAAAATAACACCCTTTGACGCTAGCGAGTATTTCAAAACTCCTGAGGATTTTAAAGAATTATTACAAGATGCTCTGGAAACTAAAAACAGTGGTTATGTTTCCCATGTATTGGGCATTATTGCACGCAAACAAGGAATGACAACCATTTCAAACAAAACAGGCTTAAACCGAGAATCTCTTTATCGCTCTTTAAGCGACAAAGGTGATCCTAAGCTCTCAACCTTCCTTAATGTTTTGAGTGCTTTAAATTTGCAAATTAGCTTAACACCCACCCAAAATGAAGAACACACATCTTTAGAAAAAGCTTAAAGATCCTCTCCCCATTTTCAGAGGAAAGGTATAGTTTATATTCCTTGTAATTAAGCAGCTTTTACAACAGGGCTCTCTAAAATACGTCTAGCTTCTGTTGTAACTGATTTGTAATGTTCAAGCTCGTCTTCAAGATCATTTATACCTGACAGACGTCTTGCAATTACTTATTTTGAAGTACATGTATTCCTCTGTCATAGAGAACAAATTGCATTTACCCTCTCCAAACTACCTCATCGGAAATTTAAAATAAAACATATCTGACGAATAAACTAACAAATACTTGACTTATAAAACATGCATCGTGTATCGTATCAAGTATCAAGGTAAATTAAATGGCAATCGTTAGTTTTAAGCATAAAGGGTTGAAATTATTTTTTGAAAGCGGGGAGTGCAAAGGTATACAACCTGCACATGCTCAAAAACTAGCAAATATTTTGGTGATTTTAGATACAATATCTTCTCCTGAGCAAATGAAGATTAAATCATATCGTCTTCATAAACTGACAGGAGAATTAAAGGATTATTGGTCAATGCGTGTCAATGCAAATTGGCGTGTTACTTTTCGTTTCATTGGAACAGACGTTGAACTTGTTGATTATCAAGATTATCATTGATTTTTGAGGTGTTATTATGATGTACAACCCTCCACATCCAGGTGGCATTTTAAAAGAAGAATTGCTTGATGAATTGAAATTAACAGTAACAGAAGCTGCAAATCGTCTCGGTGTTGCACGTTTAACTTTGTCGCGTGTTTTAAACTGCAATGCTGCGATCAGCATTAACCTAGCTCTACGGTTAGAAAAGGCTGGTTTAAATGATGCAGAATTTTGGCTTAAACTGCAACAAAAACATGATTTATGGCAAGCACGACAGAGTAATCTTATCCTGCATATTGCACCTTTTGAACAAACAGGACACCTTTAGAAAAAGCTTAAAGATCCTCTCCCCATTTTCAGAGGAAAGGAGAGGAAGCACCATTTAATCTACAAAAAGTGGACAGCATTTAATCTAAACAAATGTACAAGACTGTTTATGAAACCGTACATTTGAAAGATAATATTAGATACGAAAATTAAAAAAAAGTACCATAACAAAGCATCCCAATAAAAATAAAATTCCCATTTTGAATCAAAAGGTAAAACAATGTCTTGTTTGAGATTACTTGGGAAAATTAACAAAAGAAGTGCCATAACAACCATATGCAAAAAATTATACAAATATTTTTGCAAGTAATCTGTTACAATATTCAAATCTGTTGTTTTTTCATGTTGATGTTTAGGGTTGTGATACAACTCTGAAGCAAGTCGGGAGTTAAAGAAAGCTGTCATGAAAACCATAGTTATCAAAATAGCAAGCGATGAAAACATTAAAACAGCTTGAATAAATTCGGTGTTTTTTTCTATTTGCAAAAACTGTAATATCGCAAATCCTACGCTGTATATTGCTACAGTTCTAATTTTTTTAAACATATCCAATTGCCCTGATTTTTGCGTTTGCTCTGTTTTACTCAAATTAGCCCCGTACAGAGTGTTTTATGTTTCAGATGTGGAATTCATCAAAAAACTTCCAAATCTTTCTCTAAGGTGCCTTTCTGTCGATTTAAAAGCATATCTAATCCAAAAATGATCAGCACTTTTCTCTACTTTGCTGTTCTTAAAATCATCAACCTGTTTTTGTGAATGGAATGACGTTCTCTCCTCTCTCTTGCTTTTTCAGAGCCTTTACTTGTGTATTTTCAATCGCTCTGTGCACATACCAAGCTCTTGCAAGCACCTTACTTTCTATCTTCTGACAATAAGAAACAAGTTCTGCACATGTGGGCATGAATACCTTTGACATCCCTTCAACTTGACCAGTGAGAATATTTTCAACGGCTTTTGCAAGAGCGTATGCTGAAACTTGTTTGAGTGTCAGCTTGTAAGACGAAGCAACTGCATTGGGATCTGTGTTGGCTGGAACTCTCAAACTTGAGAGAAAAAAACCTGCTTTCTTAATCTGCTCATCCGAAGCTTTCACACTGAACAGTCTCTGCAGACGGTTGCAAGCTTCTAATGCTGTCATCTCCTCCTGCTTCGTCAATTCGCTCCCACTCTTGAAGGTCGATGGATACCCTCGGCTGATCCTCTTCATGATCATCTCCAGATGAAAAATCATGTCTGGAGCTTTCGAAACTTTCTGTAAGACGTTCGGTGAAACTTTTTTGTCGCTGAGAATAATTTCCATCCCTACCATTTTGTTTTTCCTTTTCCAATTTCGCTTTTTTCTTAGCTAAAATTCCATAGTCAGAAGTAACCCAGTTGTACCATGTCAGCTGCCAATCCTTGATCTCTGCACATTTTTTGGGTCTTGCTAGCCAGTAGTTTTTAAACCTCTCAAACTCTAACAACGCCTCATCATGCGTTAAGCCTCTGTCGATTGCGTATTGCAGATCAGGTTCGAAATCCTCAGGCAAGCGACAACCTCGTTCACTCCTAGACCGCTTGGTTTTCTTTTCAGGGCTTTCTTGCTGTGAAACGGGTGATTGATTTTCTGATGAGGACGTATCGTGATCCAAATGCTTCTCAACCATCTCATCGGTTGTTTCACTCTGAACCGAAACTTCAGTTGCTAAATCTTCTGAACCAATTTCTTTTTTTGATAACACGATAGTGTTAGTTTTTTTATATATCTGATTCTGATTCTTTATAGCTTGATTTTGCTTATCGTTTGCTTGAAGCAAAAAATCGTTTTGCTTATCATTTGCTTCAACATAATCGTTAGCAAATTGTTTTTTAAGCATTTTTGCTTGTACACCTTTTTTCCCAGCTTCACTACGCACTTGCGATATATGCTCTTGCTTATCAATAAAGTTTTTAAGTTCTTCCTCGACTTGCAAACTCCATAAACGACCATCTTCTAAACGAACGATTTTCTGATCACGCAACAAAAAATCTAATGCCTTATTAAAAGCCTTAACCGAACAACCAGCACTGTGTGCTAATTTACTTTGATCACAAAAAATAGGTTCACCACTTCTACGCATGTGCCATTGCAGTATTACGTATGTCGCTATCTGAAATGCTTTCATTCCACTCGTATCAGCAAGACAATCAGACGAAAAACTTTTTACCCAAGGTAATTTAGTTGCCATAATTACCCTCCTGCTCTTGAATAAAAGCAGCTTCTTTTAACTCCTCTTCAACACGAAGATTCCATAATCCTTCATTCGTTTGGACTAACTTGTCATTTTTGATTAAATAATCGACAACAGTTGCGAGCTTTTTTTCAGTGCAATTGCATACACGTGCAAGCGTTTTGAAATCTTCTTTCACAGGTGACTTTTTGTCATACATGCAAATAAGAAGCATAATATAAATTCCTCTTTGCTCTGGTGTCATTCCGCCTGTACCGCTGGCCCAGTCATCCAGGTAGAATCTTATCCACGGCATAACATTAGACATGTGCATCTCCTTCTTTCTTTAAGTATAAAATTGCCAAGCCTGTCTTCGTATCTAGATCAAAACAAGGAATGGTTTGTGAATTAAATTTCTTTTTTGATGGGGACGATTATCACACCCTATCTGTTGTGCTCACATTGAGTAGAGGCACTCGTGTCAGTTTCTGTGGTGTTGTTAACCGTACACATAGCCATATGCACCTTTAGAAATTTCTGTATTGCCTGAAATTCGCGCATTGTCGTAAACTAAAACATCACCGTGCACCCGCGCTTTGCCGGAAACTTCTGCAAAGCCATGAACCCAAGCATCACCATAAACCTGTGCATTATCAAAAACATCTGCACTGCCGGAAACCCAGGCATTGTCGTAAACGCGTGCATCACCAAAAATCTCTGCATTACCGTAAATCTGTGCACGGTCGCCAATGAGTGCATTTTCGTAAACGCGTACATCGTCGTAAACTTCTGCTTTACCGGAAACCAAAGCATTGTCGTAAATGCGTGCATCACCATACACCTGCGCTTCATCATCAACCCAACAATCACCCTCGTGAGAAAGATTGTTTTCTTTTTTTTATGAAACCACCCAAATCACCAGCTTTAACATTACTAAAGTTTCTTAATGCTCTAATTCGATAAAGAGTGTGGGTGTACTCCATTCTAAATCTTAATATATGAACTTGCTTACTTTCTTCCGTAAGCTCGTATTTTATCTTCATAATTGTCCCCTCAGTTTAGGTAATACGTGGCTATACACGCTATGACAGAATGTCTAGCGCGTAGCTTTATTGAAAAAATGTTTTTGAAAGTAGCCTTCTAAAAACTCTGAACGCTAAATAATAAGAGGGCCACGTTTAACTGTAGTACGATGTTAAGCTTGAAGACGTTTGTTTGTCTGCAGATTTTCCTTTTGTTCAAAAGGAATGACTTTTATTGGTGGGGAAATCTCTATCGGTTTAACTGATTTTGCTATGTTGCTTTTACCATTGCTTTGACTGAGAATATCAAACAACTTCACATTTAAAGCTAATTTTTTCTTTCTCATTTGTAATGCTTTATTTTTTTGCTCAATTAAAGTGGATAGAGTTTTAAGTGCACTTTTTTCTTCCTCAATCAACTGATCTTCTTCTACAAGAGTTTCTTCATAGCGCTCTAGACAACTATTCACTTTTAACTTATGCAGCCTCTCTTTTAATGAAGGGGCACTTTCTTGTAGTGAGCGAATATTTTCTTGCGTAGAAGATTGTATGATAAGCTCGTCTGCACTATCCTCAGATGACGTTGCATCTGTGTATCCTTCTATTAACTTACTTGCATTCTCAATTCTTTTGTTACGACTTACTAATCTGTAAAATCGTGTATAAATTTCTTTTATCATCTCTTTTGCTTTCATATTCTTTCTTCTATTTGACAAGGCGAATTATCTCGCTGATGTTCAGTATCTGTGGAACTTTCCAAAAACGCAGATGTTGTTAACTGTGATCCATCTGGTGCAGTAAGATTTTTCTCGGAATAAACAGCATCTTTATGGTGTTTTGTCATTGGAAAGTAGACTTTACGAGATTTATTCTCATATGTATGAAGAAACCAATTCATTGTAACCCAAGATAACCCTTTAGATTTAGACAATTGAATAATTATGTTCCAATATTTTGGAGAAATACTATTACGATCGCGCATTTTACGCGCGGCTTCATAACTACATCCAATTTCTTCCGCAAATTGGCGGATAGATCCCCAAGACTCAATTAAATTTTTAACAGAAAAATCATTAACCATGATAGCTACAGTACGTTATGTACAATTTAAAATCAAGATAAAATCGTACACAATGAACAGAAAAAATAGTGGATAATGTACAAATGATTCTTTTACCAAAAGATAGACTTAAAATGGCACGTAAGCGCGCTGGATATCCAACACCGAGCAAAGCCGCGCGTGCTTTATCAATTCTCAATGTTAATACATTAACTAGTCATGAAAATGGAAATCGTGATATCTCGCGTAAAATGGCTAAGCGATATGGAGAGGTATTTAATGTAGATCCTGGATGGATTTTGTATGGCGAGTCTTCTCAGGATAATCCTAGTCTCAATGAGAGCATTCCTTTAATTTCGTGGGTTAGTGCTGGAGAATTAAGTGAGCAAGAAGGTATAACGAATTTTTTAGATTGTTCTATGATCGAAGCTGTCAACCTTCCAGCGGGTGAGTGGATTGCTTTACGCGTAGATGGTTCGTCTATGAATAAAATTAGCCCTCCAGATTCTATAATATTTGTAAATATGCGCGATAAAAAACTTGTGCCAAATGCTTGTTATGTTATTGCAGATGAAACTGGAAGAGCAACATATAAGCGGTACAGACCAAATGATAACCCTCCTTTTCAACCGGCTTCATATGACAGAACAATAAAAGCCCCAAAACTCGAAGGCGCCATCTCAATAATAGGCCGTGTACGGCGTACTATTCTTGAAATGTAAATATTGCAATCATCTTTCGTCTACTTAAAATTAAATGCTATCAGTGGAATCGCAGTTGCATTTTGTTGATTCCTAATAACAAGCCTGAGCATTTTTTACATTCTATATAATAAAGTGATTCTTATAGCGACAAGAAGACACAGATTATTTCCTCTTTTTTATCATTTTTTACAAATAAGTACATTATGTACTTGACTATATTTGGTACATAACGTACTTATTGTGTCTATGCACTACAAACAACCATTTGCCAACGCGGATTAGAGGGGATGAAAAATGAACGAACAGATTTTTGTAGATGATCATGAGATTCTGTTAGTTATATGTGATGATGGTTATCACGATGCTCGATCGGGACCACTGGATAGAACTGAAATCATGAACATTGTTGACGGTGTAGATGATGTTGTAAGAATTCTTCGTATTGATCTTCACTCAGACCACTATGATGATATTTCTGAAAAAATCGCTGAAATTTATGTAAAGGATAGCGACTCCTCTCTTTTAGAGCGTAATACACATCCCTTTATAGTTGATAGTAATGCATATCATATTCTGAAAGAAGATGTAGAAGAACAGATATATGCTGATAAAGTCTACGGTACTTATGAAGAGCAACACCGTTTACGTCTTTGCGATGTTTTAAATCTGAATTATCGGTGAAATAGAGCAATAACACTTTCTTCCCAACACATCTAAAAAACCAATCCAACCACTAGGAGGTCTGCAATGGAAGCGTCTATCACCATTTGGAACCATACAATTAATCAAGAAACTGTACAAACAGTCAATGCACGTGAGTTGTATACATTCTTAAAAGTTCATTCCAATTTTAACGATTGGATAGCGCATCGTATTAAAGAATATGGTTTCCTAGAAAATAAAGACTTTGTGAGCTTTATTCAAATTTTAGTAAAACCTAACAGCGGTCGTCCAAGTACACAATACTACCTTACTTTAGACATGGCAAAAGAACTGGCTATGATTGAGCGTAATGAGAAAGGCAAGCAAGCCCGTCAATATTTCATTGAATGCGAACGAAAAGCAAAACAAATAACTCCCTCTCAAATTGACTACTCTAACCCCCAAGTCATATTAGGTGTTTTTACATACTTAAAAAATGAAAATGAACGTAAAGATCATATCAAGGAAGAAACACTTAAACCTTTAGAACGCTCTGATGATCTGCTTGATATAAATGATGCAGCACAAAGGTTAGGCATGTGCTCTGAAAATTTAACGAACTGTTTGCTTAATCATCGTTGGATTCATCGTCTTTCTGATAAAAGGCTGAAACCTTATGATAGTAAAATAAGTGAAGGACTTATGGGTTATGTACCAAAAAGCATTAAAACCATCAGTGGAAGAGAAAGAACCGTTCCTAGTGCGAAAATTACATCCAAAGGATTAAAATGCCTGAGTGTTCTGCTCTGCAAACAAATCCTCACTCAAGAAGAGATTAACGGCTTTGCTAATGCTAAACTTACTGACTTGAAAAGAATAACAGCAACAACGCTTTCCTCTCAACACATCTAAAAATCAATCAAAACACACCCTTTTCAAAACATGCGTGCTTCACGCCACAGGTGAGGTGCAACCAAATTTAAGGAAAATAATGATGACAACTCCTCTCGTAGCAAAAATGGCGCAACAATATGATTTATCAGAACAAGAGTTTCGTGAAGCAATTTTCAAAACCTGTATCAGCGGTAATATTTCTAATGCTGAGTTTTTGGTCTTTGTTTATCTGGCCAAAAAATATGGATTAGACCCTCTCAACAAAGAAATATATGCCCTCCCTAAAAGAGGCGGTGGCATTATCGCAACTGTCTCTGTTGATGGGTGGCTTAAGATTATAAATTCACACCCTAATCTCGATGGTATGGACATTAAAGAAAACTACGATAACGAAGGTAATCTGTTTTCTGTTACATGTACCATACATTTGAAAGACAAGAAATATCCCTTTACAATCAATGAATATCTCAAAGAATGTAAACGAAATACAGAACCTTGGAATCAATGTCCCACTCGTATGTTGCGTCATAAGGCCGTTATACAGTGTGCTCGTTATGCATTCGGTTTATCTGGTATCTATGATGAAGACGAAGCTGATCGCATCAATGAAACGCGTATTAATGAAGTTAATCATAACCCCCAAAATGAGAAGGTGTCTGATGAAGCGCTTGCGCAAATCAAAGAGCTCATAAAACAAACAAAAACAGAAGAAACAAAAGTCCTCTCTTTTGCAAAGGTCTCAAACCTCACAGAAATGTCTCAAGAGAAAGGGCAAATTGTTTTAGAGCATTTAAAGAAAAGACAATGCTTACAAATAAATAAAGAGCAACAAGCTTTACCTTCACCAAAGCAACCAAATACACCAACTCAACAAGATCAAACGGGGGTGTGATATGGAACAAAGAACACCAGAGTGGTTTCAAGCTCGTTTAGGTAAAGTCACAGCTTCAAACATTGACAGCATTGTCGATAAAACAGCTAAAGGTTCACCAACAAGTAAATATGAAAACTACAAAATCAAACTCATTACAGAACGCTTAACAGGCAAAACAGTATCATCTTATGAAACGCCAGCCATGCGATGGGGAAATGAACATGAAGACAGGGCAATTGAAGAATACAGCTTCATTTACGATACCCCTGTCTCCCGATGTGGATTTATTCCTCACCCAACAATTGAAATGGCAGGCGCTAGTCCTGATGGTCTCATTGGAAATGATGGCCTTGTAGAAGTCAAATGCCCTCAAGAGACAACGCATGTACGTTTTTTACGAGATAGTAAAATCAAACCTGAATATATCTTACAAATGCAGTTTCAAATGGCTTGTACAGGGCGAAAATGGTGTGATTTTGTCAGTTTTAATCCTTTGTTCACCGATCAAGCAACTCATTTGCGTGTAAAGGCGCTACGCATCCCACGTGATGATGAACAAATTGAGTGCATCAATAAAGCTGTCGAAACTTTTTTAGCAGAAATAGAACAAGAAACACGAATCTTGACACAAGCGGCTTAAACCCCATAGGGGGTGCTTTTGCTCTCTCCTCCTTAAGTACCCCCACCCATTTTTCAATCACTTTCAACGCATGCACACTTCTCACCACAAATGAAGTGCAACCAAATTTAAGGAAATTCAACATGGCTCATCGACACCCTACTATAACACAGCCAGCCATTGCTCGGGCTTTACGAGAAGCTAAAAAGCAAGGTTGTGAATTAATCGAAATCAAGCCAACCGGTGAGCTCTTAATTTATCTCAAACCTGATATCACCGTACCAAATACTGCTACCCATCCAGACAGATTACTAAATCTCTCAAAAGATGACTTTGATTATGACATCGGTATGTAGGATCCCATCATGCCTAAACAACGGCCACCTCACCTTGTCAAAGAAATCACGCGTCACGGCAAGATTATATGGTATGTGCGTATGGGCCATGGTCCAAGACGGAGAGTGCGTGGAACATATGGAACGCAAGAATTTGTCAACGACTATAAAGATGCACTGTCTGAGTTACAAGGATACACGCTCCCTAAATCTAAACCTGGTAAACTGGTTGAAGGTAGTTTCATATGGCTTCTGAAACAGTATTTTAACAGCGTCACTTGGCATAACCTAGCGAATACTACAAAAAGACAAAAAGAACTTACTCTGATGAAAGTATCAGATGCTATAGGAGACATTCCATACAAAGCTATCAAAAAAGCGCATATCATAGCCGGTGTTGAACGACGCAAGGAAATACCAGCAAATGCTCATAATTTTCTCAAAGCAGTTAATGGCCTTTTTAAATGGGCAATTGAACAAGGACTTTTGGAAAATAATCCTGCTGCGGGAGTTAAAAGGCCGTCTCTTAAAAACAAGGATGGATTCCCTGCTTGGACAGAAGAGGACATCAATAAATATTATCAACAATGGCCTCTTGGAACGCATGAACGTGTATGGCTTAATGTTCTTCTCTACACAGGCTTACGACGGGGAGATGCTGTACGCATCGGTTGGAAAGACGTTAAAGATAATATCATTCATTTAAAAACAGAAAAAAGCAAATTTCAGACAGATGTTTTTCTTCCCATTTTACCCGAATTAGCAAAAACTCTTGAAACAGGTCCTATTGGTGATGAAACATTTATTTGTGGGAAAGGAAGAAAAAAACTTACCAAAGAAACTTTTGGTAACTTGTTTAGAAAAGCTTGTAATGAAGCGGGAATAAAAAAATCAGCTCATGGTTTGAGAAAATTAGCAGCTACAAGAGCCGCTAATGCAGGCGCTACTGTTTCACAACTCAAAGCAATTTTTGGATGGACCGAAGACCGTATGCCATCACTCTATACAAAGACTGCTGATAGAAAACGACTCGCCATAGAAGCAATTAAAAAACTTCAAAAAAGTGCGGGATAG